GCTCTATCAGTTTCAAACTGTGTTAACGCTGCTGTTAACTCTTTTACTTTTAATTCTAATTCGTCTTTTGTCATTTTATTAAATTTTAGTTGATTTTTCTATTAATTCGGCAATGTATTGCCATACTTTTAATTCTGTTTTGTTACACTCTAGTATTTGTACTGCTTCGTCATAAGTAATTCCGCCATATGTGCCGGACTTAAGATCTAGTTTATTAGAATCTATCTCAAGCCCGAGCATGGTTATTTTAGCGAAAGCTTTGTCGCTAGCACGAGTGTGTATAGCACTACTCATCTTTAGTAGATATCATAAGGTTTTCACCGTATTTGAAATCCCACGCAGAAACTTTATAGAATTCTAGATGTGTGAATGTATATAGTGAGCTAACGTCACTAATTTTTAATTCACTATAAAACTGTGTGCTTGAAAGTGCATCGACTATAGAGTCAATACTTGCTTTGTATTTGTCGTTTTCAGCTGAATGCAATGCTTCTTTGATCTCGGGCTTTAGCCTCTCATAAATTGTTAGTCTACTCATAATTATTTGATTTTAATTTATTATATTATCGTTCGGTGTTCGTATTTTGTTTGCAAATATCTGCAATGTTATCTAAGGCTAGCTGGTAACCATATTGTACAGCCATTTGGGTTAATATATAATCCATAGATCCGTGGTTTGCTTTTGCAAAACTATCTAAATCTTCTCTTGTTTCAGGGGTTTTCACTAAACTTCTACTCAGTGAATCAATTTCTTTCCCAATATACTCTTCTACTATCATACTTATTTAATTTAATTTGTTTAGTAACTAGCGAGGGAATCGAACCCTCATACTCGTCAGTAGTGTTGCTTCGGGTCTCTGGCTTTGAAGAGTATTCAAAGGTGCTTGTACCACTAGCGCTCCATACCTAGTTTCCTCTAGCTATTCACTTATGTAATTTAGGTACCGCTCCTCGAGCATTAGCCTACCTAAACCCTAATTAAGCTACTCGTCTAGATCTTCGTAGTAGCCCTTTTTTATTTCGAACCACATTTTCTCGATTGCACGGAACATTACTTCAGAGTGTATAGCATTGTATTCATCGCCGTCTTGATCGAAGTCCTCTAGTTGCCAGTCAATACTTTCGTACATTAATTCCATAGTGACGTCCGCTACTCCTTGAGCGATCTCGTCTAGTTGTTTCATTTTGCTCATTACCATTTGGTTTCATTAGGCATAGGGCCTAAAAATTCATAAAATGCTTTGTGATACTTTGTTATCTTAGCTATCACTAAGTGACTAAATTTTCTTACTTTTTTCATATTATTTACAGTTTTCTTCGTTAAAATCCATTAATCTTCTTACTCGATCGGCATGATTGGTTATTAAATCTCTCACATAGTTATAACCATATTTACTCTTTGGCTTATACCAGTGCTTTCTTTGCCTATTTATTTGGTACATTAGCGGTTTTTTATGGTAATAGTTATCTTGTTTGGTAGATACTCTTACGTAACCACTAGGGTATGTAGCGCCAATTCTTCCATCACTCAATTTAAAATGTAGAGCTCCATCTTTAGTTACTTTTATTAATTCCATATTGTAGTATTTTTAGTAAAATAATTTATATTAGGGTTTGCTCCTATACTTTTAGCGACATTTTGACGTAATTGCCACTCTCGTTTACGGTATGCCGGATCGGTACACCACTTACGCCACGCTTTTGACGTTGTATTAGGTTTATACTTCTTCTCGAACGCCTCAACTCGCTTTAGTTTCTCTGCGATCTTATCTGCGGGGTAATCTTTATACTGCGACATAAGTGAAACCTTTGTAGTTAAACCAGTTAGTAATACCGTCTTGATCTTTGTCTTCGTTGTATATGAAGGCAAACGTTTTAGGTAAGTTGCCGACAGTATAAGGCGTGTATAGCACACCGTTCAGACTTATTTTCTTTTCTTTTAGATACTTTATAGTATTTTGCATAGTATTATTATTTTAAATTCATATATATTATCAAACAGGTGACGTATTACGTTTGTAAATTAATACCTGGTTATATTTACCGGATCGTAATCACGGTCTTGGTAATCGTGTACTGAATGTACTTGACCTCTGTTTTGCTTTGCAAACCTTATACACTCTTCTCTCGTTTCGAAAGCGTAGTGATCTTCGCTGTAGTCATCTCCGTCTTCGGAATAGCTACGTAATTCTACCATATACCTCATTATCTTTTTGTTTTAGTTATTAAGTCATCTCTAAGATCAAAGTATGTTTCACCATCTTCTAGAGTGCAATTTTGTTTTACAAATTCTTCTACTTCTCTGTAGTATTGCCCATAACATCCGGGCTTGTTTCGGTCTTTAAAATACTCTATAGTATCACTATTCCATTTAATGTCCATAATTACTTGTTATTATTTATTAGCCACATTAACTGTGCATACTCTTCATACTCTTGTTCACTGTTAAATCCGTATTCGCTCATTTTATATAGTATTTAATTAATATTCATCTTCTTCTTCGTCGAACTCTGCCCATTCTAGGCAAGCACCACATAACTCGTCACTTAAGTAACTCGGTTCCGCACCGCAACAATTACTCCACATACTATTCTACTTTAAAAGTGTTAGGTAATAGAGGTACTAAATGTCTCGCTACTGCGGTTCCATCGTTAGCGTGATTACATATTAACTTTGCTAACTGATCTTGTATGGTGAATAGCTCTTCTTGATCGATTAAGTCACATAGGAAGAAATTGTCTCCACCTAATATTTCTATAAATTCTTCGATAAATAGTACATTTTTTGGTTTCATAATTGGTATTTTTAAATTCATATATATTATCAATATACCGTCGTATTTTGTTTGCAAAAAAGTAGGTACTTTGTTTAGTAGTAAAAATAGTAGTACAGGTATTACTCTCTCCCTCTAAGTACTCAAGTAAAGTAAATAATGTGACGTTAGGTTGTTAAGTATATATAGTAGTACCCTATTGTCGCACTTTTCGAGGTGCCATTTGCTACCGAAACGACTGTTTGATCGTGATTCACCGTGTATAGCACTACGAAACACTGTTGTATGACGGAGTCTACTCTTCCGGTGTATAGCAAAATACCCAGGCCAATGTATAGCATTTTATGTATTACCCGTTGGGGTGAGTAAACCTATTTTTCAAGGTCTACTCTTTCAATTACTGTTTCTCTAACACTCGATGGCATATCCGTCGATTGAGACCAGTATCCGCGTTTGATCCAACAAGGCATGATGCTTAGTTTAGGTAACATTACTTTAAGTACCTCATCATGATTATAGGTAATCTTTTGTTTTTTGTTGTTGACAAAGGTAATGATTTGATTTCTACCTAGCCATGACTTTCTTACTACAAAATTCTTTCTTGTAAGTGGTGGAAAGATCTGAGCCTTCTCCTCGTTTGACATTTTACTGATTGCATTGGTAATTAATTCTTGATTTGACATAATTTATTATATTTAGTTATTATTATTATTTACTTAGTTACATTTATATTATCGAATACTAGTCGTACTTTGTTTGCAAATTTGTTTATTTCTATTTAAGTTTAGTATTATTTTGTATTCATATATATTATCGATAACTCTACGTACTACGTTTGCAAAGTGCTATACGCAGTATGCTATACACCGCGTACCGCGGAGTCTACTCTACCGCTCCTATTTCAAAAGCAGGCCAGATGCCAGAGCCAGGATCTTAATCCCGCTCCAGGATCTCGTGCCCGATCACTTTGGACCTGGACTCATCGCGATAGCACACGCGCAGATAATTGCTGAGGTGCTGATCATTGTTGAACCGAACCACGCGACTGTTATAATTGCCGCGCCAGTTCTTCGTGTTGATACGGACCAGCATCAGATCGATTCCCAGAACAGATCACGCTGCTCGTTTGTTAGACCTATCAGGTTATCCTGCCCAAACATTTGCTGGCAGATTACAGTCCTGCGCTCAGACTCTTTGATTGACCGGGTTACTTCGTCCCAGCATTGTTGATTAGTTTTATACATAGTATTATTATTTATAGTTCATATATATTATCGAGTGGACAGCGTGTTACGTCTGCAAACCTGTAGCACCCAGGAAAAAAGCCCGAATCCTGCACAGAATCCCGCAGATAGTCGCGACCATAGTCAGGGACCAGGACCAGGATCGGATCTGGAACCAGGGCCAAGCCCAGGAAAAAGCACGGGGACCCCCAAAAAAAAGTTGAGTTTCCGTTTTTCAAAAAAAATTTGTATAGCATAGCGTAACCCGTTAGTTCCAAGTACGTAACAAAAAATTTTTTAATATTTTTTTTTTCACTTACGTGACGATAGGTAGTTATATATAAATAGTAATAAGCTACTGTCACATTTAACAAATAAAAAAACACGTAATCATACAATGTATGAGCTATATACCATCTCCACTTAGACAAATCCTCAGCCCCCAGGCTAGAAGAGATAAAGCTGCCAGAGACAAAGCGAAAGCAATGGAACCTGATAGAAAGGCTAAGAAAGCACATGCTCAACGAGAGAGAAGTGCTGCTAAGAAGAAGGGGCAGAATATTGATGGACAGGATTATGATCATAAAAGACAAGCATTTGTTTCTGTTAAATCAAACAGAGGAAATGAAGGTATAGGAACTAGAAGCGAGAGCGGTAATAACTACAACACAGACTAACATGGCAAGAATATCAACATACCCTATAGATAACAATATATCAAATAACGATATGTTATTAGGTACAGATAAAGATGACAGCGATTCAACGGTAAATTTTAAGATTGATGAAGTCGCTGCTTATATAAAGAGCAAGATTAGACCCTATTCTACTTTCTCTTTTAAATTAACTAGGAATAGCTCAGGTGCAATAACCGCAGCTGAGTTTATGAACGATACTACACTTACATTTGCATTCTCAGGGTCTTCGGGTCATATAGATATGACAGCTAGTTCTAATATTAGTAATAACAAAGTAAGTCTTCAAGCAACAGCTATGAATAGCGGAAGTGGGCAAGTAGGTGATGTATTCTTATTACAACCTAAGCAGTTGGCGGGTAGCGGAACAGCACTTACACGACTAATACCTATAAAAGTTAGCGATGGGTCACTGCCTGTAGAAATAGAGGCCTACGTAGAATTCAAAATATATAACTAATGGCTAGAATAAGCTCCTACGGAATAGACGCTAAGCCAGAGTTAGCAGATAAAGTAATTGGTACTGACACAGGTAAAAATAATGCTACAAAAAATTATACCCTAGGTGAGATATCCGATTTAATAAACAATACTAACAGCCTAGGTGTCGCAGATCAAGCTACTTTTAAATTCCAGGACAACATAGCCGATGGAAGAAAAAGCGGAACAATCAGCTTTATAGGAGGAGGAGGTAACCAATCAAGCTTTGGTGCAATCACAACAATACTATTAAGTAAAGCTGGCGCAGGTAATAAAGATATAAGAAATTTTTTACCACTATTCGCGGGTAAGGATGTTATATTAGCCCAATCTGATGATGTAAATAACTTTGGTACTTATAAAGTAGGTACTATTGTAGATTACCCAGCAGACAATTCATTTTTTCAAGTCTCACTAGTAAATTACATGTATAATGGCGTCTTAGGGCAAGACGAACACTATGTATTTAGTGAGTTTGTAAATCCAGCTAGTTCAGGTGATTTAAATTTCACTTTCACACAATCAACTGCTCAGCAGGTATGGACAATAGTACATAATCTTGGAAAGAACCCCTCGGTGTCTGTAGCGGACACAGCAGGAAGTTGGGTTGTTGGACAAGTAGCTTACATAAATCAAAATAAACTAACAATAACTTTCAACGCTTCCTTTCCAGGGGTGGCATACCTAAACTAAACTAACAAACATGGCATTAAATTTTTTAACGGGATTAGACGTAAAAGGCGATATTAATCTTAACAAGAAAGAACTGCAGAACGCGGTTATTCAAAACCTAGGAACAGCTCCTGGTTCACCCTTAGAAGGGCAAATATATTATGATTCAACCACAGGAGATAAAAAGCTTTATTTCTACAATGGAACCGCTTGGATAGGATTACCTGATGGTAACGCCACTGCAAACGACTTCCTAACTGGATTAGCTTTTAATACATCTAGTGGTATTTTAACAGCTACTGTATCAAATCAATCAAACGTAACTGTTGACTTAGATGGCAGATACGCTTTATCATCGGCTATACCGACAGTAAACAACGGAACGCTTACAATGGGAACAAGTGCAGGTCTTGACGGTGCGGCTACTTTTACAGCTAACCAATCAGGCAACTCAGCTTTTACTGTTACATTAGATTTAAGTGAGCTACCTGACATGACGGAGACAATGCTCGGCACTGATGAATTTATCGTTCTAGATGCTGGAGTTGAGAAAAGAAAGGCTGCAAACGAAATAGGTAATGCTATATTTTCTAATACTGCTAACTATATAACAGCGGCGTCGTTACCAACAGTAAGTAATGCTACTATTACATTAACAGCAGGCGACATTTTAGATGGAGGTGGCGCTTTCACCCTGAATCAATCAGGTAACGAAACAATCACGTTTGACTTAGCTGAAGGTGGCGCGGGTGCGGCTACTTATGGTTCAACCAATGATAGTGTTAAAATAGACACTATAACTCTTGACGCATACGGTAGAGTAACTGCTGTGGCGACTGGAGCAACAGGACAAGTAAACACAGTTGTTTCTGGTAATACTAGTACGTTATCTCATTCAGGTACAATAAACAAAACATTAACACCTGTAACAGCGGCTGTAGCAAACGGCGGAGCAGCATTAGCTACTGGGGACCAAATCTATGATTTTGTAACCGGGCAAATTGCAAATATACCTTCTGGTTTATCTTTTGAAGGTAACTGGAATGCTAGTACAGATTCACCGGATTTATCTGGAGCATCTCCTAGCAGTGGCCAATTTTGGATTGTATCTGTTGCTGGTTCAACAAACCTAAGCGGGATTACTGATTGGAAAGTTGGTGACTGGGCTATATATGTAAGTACAGGCGCGGGAGCAGACGGATGGCAAAAAGTAGATAATACATCTACACTTTCAGGATCTGGAGTTGCTGGCCAATTAACTTACTGGACAGGCACTGCAAATGTTGCTGGAGACGCTGGCTTAACATACGATGCATCAGCTAACAACCTTACTGTTGGCAACAACATAACAGCAGGTGGTGTAATGACCGCTTCTGGAGGAAACTCAAATGAATGGAATAGTGGTTACGATAACATGATAACTGGGTTTAGTGATTCAGGCTCAGGCACTATAACATTAACACTGACACAACAAGATGGCGGAACATTATCCACATCATTTACTAACCCTCAAGGAACAATGTCTTCTTGGACTATTAAAGAAGGTAATGGGACAGAAAGCACTGACGTTTCAAATGGTGAGACATTCACTATCGCACAGGGTACTGGTATAGAATCAGAACTAACTTCTGTAACTAGTGGTGGTACTATTACTATTACAAACACAGACAGAGGTTCTTCTCAGAATATATTTAAAAATGTAGCCAGTTCATCAGGAACAGCGGTTGCTGACAATAATAATGATACGTTAACAATAGTCGGCGCGGGTGGAATATCTACTGCCGTAAGTGGTGACACACTAACTATAACTAGTTCAAACACCAATAGCTCTAATACGTATGCAGCAACAATTACGGACTCTGTCTCAGGTACTGCTTTTAACCACGGATTAGGTGAAGATGTAATAGTTCAACTTTATGATGCAACATCAAAAGATACTGTTTATGCAGACGTTGTAAGAAACGGTAACTATTTAAATATTACATTTGCAACAACTCCTTCAAATTCAGTAAGAGTATTGGTTCAGAAAATAGGATAGTAGTTTAATTAAATAAACCTAAATGGCAATAAGATTTCTAAATGGCATCGACGCGGAGGGGCGAAAAATCCTCCAAGTCGGTGATCCAACAAATTCAAAAGACGCGGCTAATAAAGCTTACGTAGATGCTCATGACGGTGGATCTGGAGTTTACTTACCACTTAGTGGTGGCACCATGACTGGTGACATAAACATGGAGAATGGCGAGAGACTTGCATGGACTGATGGCACGCAAACAGGAGGGTTGAGCATTCATAGTAACTCTTCTAATTCATTCATACAGCATACGGGAACTGGTTATTTTCAAATATCAAATGACTGTACAGGTGGTATTCAAACAGAAATGCTTATTACTAACCACGCAAGAAACCAAGCTGTAAGATTTCAAGCAGACAACGGGAATCCAGAAGGAACTCTTTCTTGTGACGTACGAGATTATTTCATTTTAGATGGTGCTTCTGCAGTTTATTCGTCAGGGGCTTCAGTTGCTGTTTATACTGTTTTTCCTGATAAAAGCTATATAGCTCTAGGCACAGGGAAAGACCTTCAAATATATCACGATGGTATCCATAGCTATATTGAAGATACAGGCACAGGAGATTTAAGAATAAAAAGTAATGGTACTTCTATTGCGCTGTTAGCAAATGCTAATGAAGATATGGTTTTAGCAATACCAAATGGAGCAGTAAATTTATATTACAACAACTCTAAAAAATTTGAAACTACAAGCACAGGTGTTAATATAACAGGATCAATGGTTTCTTCTGCTGTATCAACCTCAGCCATCAGTGTAACAGGTGATATAACATTTTCTTCTGGGTACTTAAGTGATTATATTTATCATACCGGAGATACTAATACTTATTTTGGCTTTAATGCTAATGACCAATTTAGAATTAATTGTGCTGGTAGTACAAAGTTTGAGGTTTCCAGTACTCAAATGAAAACTTATACTGCTGAAATAACTACATCAGGTAGTCCACAGTATTTTACATATGGGGGATCAGGTAGTCAGCAATTGGTTTTTAGAGAAAACGGACCAGGAGGATATAAAAATAGTATTATTGCTAGCGCTGGTGGTGGAGTACAATTATTTTACAACAATAGCGAAAAACTAGTAACACAATCTGGTGGTGTTAGTTTGGGTAATAATACTCTTTATTTAGGTCAATATTCTGGCATAAATCTAAACGGACTGGGTCCTTCAGCAGGTAAGGTTATAGCAGGTACTGGCTCTAGCTCGCAATTAAAATGGGTTGATAGTGTTGCAAACATAACTGTTGGTACAGGTTTAGACATTTCTTCAAGCACTAGTATTGGTGCAACAACTAAAAATATAACATTAGATTTTAATGAATTACCAGTAATAGATGGTGATGACCCTCAGGCTGATTGGTTTATAGTAGAGTCTAGTGAAGATGAAAATAGTAAAATAAATTACGCGGATTTACAAAATGTAGACGCGCATTGGAAAACTTTCCAAACAGTAATAACTTCTAACTTCGATGATAGAAGTAGTAGTACTGGTATTTGGTACATGCCACTTAACTACATATCTGAGACAACTAGTGCTAATTACTATAACACGTTTGCTTGTCCAAGAGGTGGTACTGTTAAGAGAATAATAATGATGCACACTGCTGGTTCAACAATGAGTACGTCTTTTACCACAGAATTATCAATTCAAAAGAATGGTTTAATGTCTGGATTTTCAGGGGAATTAACGCCTAGTAATGGAAGTTCAGATGGTAGTAATATAACCTGGTCACCCAATTTCACATTTACCGCTGGTGATAGATTAAACTTTAGATACCAAAAGAGCGGGACCGGCAAATACTGGTATGGTGTTAGCGTAAGTATAATAATGGAATTTGATACGTTTTAAATAATGGCAAATATAAACAATAAAATACGAGGTAAAAAACTATTTAAACAAGGTACCGCTGATCAAGAAGCAGTAAGGGGTAGCGATGGAGAAATAACTGTATCAAAACAAAAGTCAGATGAACTTGCGAGTTTAGCGGACATGAGTGAAGTTTACAATGATGAAGGATTGTTTCAAGCAAATAAGTTTTTAATAAAGCATGTTGAAGATGTAAGAGCAGATGTAGAGGAAATACATGCGTTTATAAGCGAGGCTTTTGGTAGGGATTCTTCTCAAGCCGCTTCTCAAGGAGCTAAAGGTGATACTGGATCAAGAGGCCCTCAGGGTAATGTTGGTGCTCAAGGAGCTACTGGACCACAAGGCGCAACTGGCGCTAAAGGTAGTACAGGTTCTGTTGGAGCTCAAGGTCCAAGAGGTTATGCTGGTTCAAATGGAACAAACGGTACAGATGGCGACAAAGGAGCTACGGGTTCTCAAGGACCTCAAGGTGTAGCTGGTGCTAAAGGAAATACAGGTTCACAAGGACCAACCGGTCCAACAGGGCCAAAAGGAAACACAGGCTCACAAGGTCCACAGGGAATACAAGGTTCCCAAGGTAGTGCAGGATGGGGTATATCAATGCAAGGTCAAGTATCTACATCATCTAACTTACCATCAAGTGGTAATTCAAATGGTGACGCTTATATAGTACAATCAGACGACTCTATATGGGTATGGACATCAGCAGATGGATGGGTTACAGGTGGATCTATTAAAGGTACACAAGGTGTAAAAGGTAATACAGGATCTCAAGGGCCGCAAGGAGCTAAAGGTAATACTGGTAGTCAAGGAATACAAGGAATACAAGGGCCAACAGGTGGCGTAGGACCAAAGGGTAATACAGGAGCAACAGGTGGTATAGGACCACAAGGGCCAAAGGGCAATACAGGAGCAACAGGCTTACAGGGTCCAGCGGGAAGTGATGGAGACGACGGTATTAATGGAGCTACTGGTGCGGTAGGACCGCAAGGAGCAAAAGGAAATACAGGCTCTACAGGACCAACTGGACCAAAAGGCAGTACAGGGTCTCAAGGAGCTATAGGCCCACAAGGACCAAGAGGATATACAGGCGCAGCTGGTTCTAACGGAACCGACGGTGATGATGGTGCTAAAGGGGATAAAGGTAACACGGGCAGCACGGGGCCAGCAGGACCAACAGGGCCTAAAGGTTCAACAGGTGCAGTAGGAGCAGTTGGTTCTCAGGGACCAAGAGGTTATACAGGTAGTACAGGCGGTGTTGGACCTAAAGGAGATGATGGTGCTGATGGAGCTGATGGAGCACAAGGACCAAGAGGTTACACCGGAGCACAAGGACCACAAGGTAATTCAATTACAGGGCCAAGAGGAGTGCAAGGGCTTACTGGTGCTACTGGGGGTACAGGCCCTAAAGGTGACGCTGGTGATCAAGGTATTCAAGGCATAAGAGGATTGAGAGGTTATACCGGAGCAGCAGGCGCTAAAGGTGACCCTGGCGCTACAGGAGCAGCCGGAGCAACTGGCGGAATTGGCCCAAAAGGGAATACAGGAGCGGCTGGAGCAGCCGGAGCAGCCGGAGCAAAAGGAGATAAAGGAGACACTGGGGCAGCTGGTAGTGCTGGGGTGCAGGGTCCAAGAGGATATACTGGTGCCGCAGGAGGTACTGGTCCACAGGGACCTGCCGGAGCAAAAGGCTCAACGGGGGCTGCTGGTACTAACGGTACTAATGGAGCTAAAGGAGACAAGGGTAATACTGGATCAACTGGACCTCAAGGAGCACCAGGATTAGCAGGTGCAACTGGGCCTCAGGGGGCTAAGGGTAATACTGGATCAACTGGGTCGCAAGGACCGACTGGTTCACAAGGACCAACAGGACCCGCTGGATCAACGTCATATTCTGCAGGCAATTTAACAAGCCAAGGGTATGGTAACGGGAATCTTACATGGAGACAAGGTTCTACAAATTTTGCTGGTCATACAGGATGGGCTAGTAATATAATAAGTAACCACGGTAATGGATCTAACTATTACAATCAAATGATAACGCTACCCTTTTGGGGAGCACCTAGTTATTCTAGACTAGAAGGAGGTACTCAAAAAGGACCATGGGTTTTCTTAACAGAAGAAAATCAAGGTAATTATATAAGCGGATTTTCTGGAGAACAACAGGTTATCGTTCCAGACGGTAAAGGTACTAAAACTGTAACTTTTGGTTACTCAAATGGTTTATTAAAATCAATAAAATAAATAAAAAATGGCAATTAATTATAAATTTGAAATTCACAAAATTAATGCACTTGTTGAATCACAAGGTAAAGAAAACCTAGTAACAAGAGCACATTATACGTATTCAGGAGATGAAGAGATCGATGGTGTTGTCTACTCTGATAATATCGGTGGAACACAAAGCTTTGAATATAATGAAGGTGAAGATTTTATACCCTACTCAGATTCTGAAGAGTTTGAACGCGTTGTTATTGGATGGTTAGATGCGGCGTTAGATATCACAGAGTTCCAAAACAGAATAGCAGATGGTATAAGTAAAAAAGCAGTACCTGTAGAGAATGATTTATATTTTACGTGGAACGAGTAGACACAGTTAAAAATTAAGTAAACCAAGTAATAATAAGAGTATACCGTAAGGTATGTTAACCAATGTCAAATTAAAACCAAAACCAATGACACTATTTTACCAGACTAATACGTGGTCTAGTCAATCACAACCAGATGAAAACCAAATTGAATTATGGAACCATATTGCTGATAAAGCAAATTGGAGGATTGTTCAACTACAAAACGGCTATTATCAAACAGAATACCAAGACATCCGAAATGAAAAAAAATGGAAAGATGTAACCAGGCGAGAAACCATGGAAGCCGCTGAAACCTCTATAGATAAAACTATTGAGCATTACGAGAAAAAGGTTGAATTTATCAATGGACCTAAGGTAGTGAAAACATTCAAATAATAATATAATAAAATTTAATTTAATGGAATTTAATAATCCTAGTGATATTGTAAAAACGCTAACCTTTGGGGATAGTGCTAAAGATCAAATAATGCAGGGCGTCGAAAAATTATCAAACGCAGTAAAGAGCACATTAGGTGCGTCTGGAAAATGCGTAATTTATGAAGATAGCCTTGGCAACCCGGTAATAACAAAAGATGGAGTAACCGTTGCGGAGAGCGTAGTCTTATTACACCCGGTTGAAAATATTGGCGCTACGCTTATAAAGCAGGCGGCTAGAAATACAGTAAAGGAAGCAGGCGACGGAACAACAACATCAACCGTGCTTGCTAACTCATTATTAAAAATAGCAAACAAAAATTTAGATGAAGAAAAGATTAGAGAACTTAAAGAAGGCATTCTTAGCGGCGCTAACAAAGTTAAAGTATATCTTGATAAGACCAGTATTCCTGTTAAAGGCGAAATGCTGCAAAATGTTGCTATTATTAGCTGCAACAATGATAAAGAGCTTGGAACCAAAATTGGAGAAGCTTACGAAAAAGTTGGAAAAAATGGCGTCGTATTAATGGAGCAATCCGATTCAAATGAAACATATGTGGATTTTGTTGAGGGAGTTCAATTTGATAGCGGTTTAAAATCGCCACACTTAATTACGGATAAAGATAAGCACACAGCTGTTTTAAGCGATCCTATGGTACTAATTGTATCTTCGCCTATTCCTAATATAAGAAAAATACAAAGCGTCTTAGAACACGTTATAAAAACAAAAAGAAGTTTACTTATTGTAGCAGAAGTAGAACAACAACCTTTTGCAACTTTGCTTTCAAATAAAGTTAAAGGTAATATAAAAGTAAACATTGTAAATCCTCCTGGGTTTGGTCCAACAAGACAACAGACTTTAGATGATTTAGCTTTACTAACAGGTGCTACTATAATAAACGAAGAGTTAGGAGATGATTTAGATCTTATAGATCCCGCTGTTTTAGGAAATGCTGTAAAATCTGTTACAGATGAAAAATCAACAGTTATTCAAACAACAGAGGACATAGATGTCACTGAAAGAATAAAAGAGGTTAATAGCAAGATAGAAAAAGAAACAAATCCGTTTTTTAAGAAGAAGCTTGAACAACGATTATCAATGCTTACCGGTAAGGTAGGTTTAATATATGTGGGAGCTGATTCAGAGGTTGAACTTAAAGAAAAGAAAGACCGAGTGGAAGATGCGCTGCATGCGACAAAAGCCGCTTATAAAGAAGGTATTGTTGCCGGTGGAGGTGTTGCTTTATTAAATGCTGCAAATACTATTAAACCTAAAAACAAAGGAGAAGAAGTTTTATTTGAATCTATTAAGTCTCCTTATTATACAATACTAGACAATGCTGGTATTATTGAAATTAAAAAGCCTTCTGGTAAAAACAGAGGTATAGATGTAAGGAGTAGCAAAGAAGTCAATATGATAAAAGCAGGTATTATAGATCCTGTTTTAGTTACAAAGTCTGCACTTAAAAATGCAGTGAGCGTTGTTACTACTATTATATCGGCCGACTGTGTAATTAGTAATAAAAGATTAGCATAATGAAAGCAATTAATTATTACATAATTATAGACAAAATAAAAGAAGCCCCGAAAAAAGTAGGGGGTCTTGAATTAACTGAAAAACAAGACAGCGACGTTAGGTACTTAAAAGGGGTTGTTGTTAGTGTAGGTGATAAAATAGAAGGTATTAAAGAAAAAGATATTGTTAGGTATGACAAACATGCCGGTCATGGTATTGAATGGAAAGATAAACTCTATTATGTTATAACACTGAAAGACGTTGTTATTGTAGAATGAGGTTAGACGCGGATGATTTGCGGGAAATAAATTTACTTAAGTATTACAGGCTTGTCAGGAGATGGGCTTGTAAAACTTATGATTTAAAAGACGCGGATTTAGAATTGTTAATATATTTAGATTGCAAGCAATTTTTTACAAGAAACGATTTTATTAATGGAGCGTATACATATTCCTGGGATAAAGAAAGATGGGAAAGATTAAGAAAAGATGAGTGGATAGATGTGTTCAAAGAAAGAAATAGAACAAACTCTAAATACGCTGTTTACAAAGTCTCTTCAAAAAGTAGAAGATTAATCAATAGAATATACAAAGTGTTACTAGGGCAAGAAGATTTACCCACATCACAAAGAAGTGTGTTTTATAAAAACAAATCATATACAGATAAGGTGTTTAATAAAGCCATAGATGATATGATAAGAGATAAAGAAAGATAATGAGCTTTAGATTAAAAGACTTTTCAGATCTTGTTGGAATAGACAAAGAAACATCTACTTATGGAACACCTGTTTTTGTAAAAGATTTAGGTGGAGATATCATGGGGGAAGCTAATAATGATGGAACTATATTTATAGATAAATCAGTAAAAGGCGAACAAAAACAAGAAGTGGTAGAGCACGAGAAAGAGCATTTAAAACAAATGGGGCAAAATAGATTATCATACGATAATAATACTGTCACGTGGAAAAAAGACACAAGAACACCTGCGAGAGTATATAAAAGAGAGGGTGGACGTTTGATAGATACAAAAACAGGTAAATCAGATATGGAAGGCGGTAGCTTCGAATGGGAAGATGAAGCCTACAACGCATAAAAACTTTTAACAATGACATACAAAGCAAGACCAATAACATCAAAAGCATGTTCTCCTTATAAATCAGATGCAAACTTAATACAAGGCGCGATAAACATGGGGAAGTCTAAACAATTTAAAGATCACAGTGACGATTTAGAAGAAAAATTTGAATCTGACCGTTCATCAAAACCTGTTGATCATGGAAAAACTCAGAAGGAAGACGAAGAAAAATTCAAACCCCCAACTGACTCAACAAAGACCCCTGAAGTATAAACTAAACACACTAAACATATAACTAATGTCAAACTACCCAATAACAGGCAGAGTAAAAAGAGCGCCTGCAAAACAAACTGACGGCACCGGAGAATCGAGAAATAATAAAGTCACCAACGCTAAAGTATATGCCGATGGCGAAACAATAACAACAACAACCGATGCTGATGTAACCGGAGGAGGAGATGGAAAGAAAAAAGTATATAAAAAAAGCGAACAAGCTTGCTCTAAAGAATACATAGCAAAAAACGGAAATGCAAAGTGCGCTGAGTACAAGAAAGATGTTGTAGGCGGAAGAAAGAAAAACGGGCCTTGCTTTAAATTTAAGTGTACTGAAGGTACGCCAACAGTTGTAGGTGATAAGTGTGAGTGTAAAAAACCTGAGAAAAAAACATGTAAAGACGGATCTACTCCAGATGCAAATGGTAAATGTACTAAAACTGAAACTACACCAGGCGTACAGGGTGATTTAAAAACAGGTACTCAGTCTAGAGTATTACAGCCTTGGGAAATAAGCAGGATAAATAGAGGACTTCAAAGTAATACTAGAAAAGTTAACTTAGCTAGTAAAAGACTAGATAAACTAGGCGCTATAAGGGCTGCAGATGGTACTTATAGCTTGCCAGAAGGAGCTAGTCCCAAACAACAAAGAAAATTTGAAAAACAAAACAACCGACTTATAGGGTTTAGATCTAATGTAAAAAATTCACAAATTGCAATCAATTCAGGTAGAGGTGCAGGAGAGCTAGTAAGATCAGGTCAAAGAAATACTGGGCAAGATGAATTAGAAGGAGGTCAAAAAGGACAGGAAAAATTTCTTATAGAGAAAGCAAGAAGAGAAGCAGCCGAAAAAACCGCACTCGAAAACAAAAAGAATGAAGCGGCTAATAATCAAGGTATTGTAACAGGCAATAGCCAATCAACTGGCCAAGCAGCCGGAGCGATTGATGCAGCTACTAATGCTGCAACTGAAAGCGCACCAGTAGCGGGACAAGCAGCAGGTGCGATAGAAGCAGGACAGTATGTAGATCCTAATTCTGGTAAACCAACAACAGATCCTCAAGCTACCATGGCTAAATACAGATCGGCTTATAAAATGACATCTAAGCATCCGTCTATTGCAAAATTAACTGCAGGTCAAAAAACGCTACCTCAGCATCTACAAAAGGCTATAGTAGCAAAAGAAATGAAAAGCTCAAACAAATCTAGAAGCGGGTTTAAGATGAGAGGATACGGTAAAAGATAAATTATGGCTTATATACAACCAGAAGAAAGTTCAGCTGTAAAAAAGCTAAGAAAGACTACTAAAGGTAAGGGTCGTCATTTTTTAACTGCTAAAGAAGGAGCAGGAATGACAGCGGCTGGACGTAAGGCTTATAACAAGAAAACAGGTGGAAATCTTAAAGCGCCCCAACCTGGTGGTGGCTCAAGGCGTACGTCGTATTGTGCTAGATCAAAAGGACAAATGAAGATGCACAGAATAAATTGTAGTAAAACACCTAAAAAACGTATCTGCGCCGCAAGACGTAGATGGAAATGCTAATATTATGAAATCAAAAGGACTAGGAGATTCAATAGAAAAAATTACAAAAGCAACTGGCATTAAAACTATGGTGGACAAAGTGTCTAAAGGATTAAATATTCCTTGTGGTTGTAAACATAGAAAAGATAAGTTAAACATAATGTTCCCATATAACAATAAATAAGAAATGAAAAATCAACCAATCACAGCAAAGATTAAAAGAACCACTAAAGGTGGTATCACGCAGCCGATATTGAATATGGGCGCACCAGTAAAGATGACAGCAAAAGCTCCATCAGTGGCTAAAAATTATAATGAAGGCTACCCAACTCCCGGGTCAGCAAACAAAATGATGGCACCTGCTCCTGCTCCAACTAAGCAAGTGGGAACTTTACTTAAGAAAGTAGGGCAGCAGCTCGTTAAAAAAGGCGCTCAAAGAATGTTGCCTGCGGTAAGCAATACAGGTGTTGCAACAACTAAAAAAGCAATTCAAAAAAGCGCTCCAAGAACAATAGAGGTGGTTGGTAAAACTGTAGCTAATCCTAAAAACACTGGAGGTGGATTTATGAACATAGCTAAAAAAGTTATGAAACTAGGAGCTTTAGGAGGAATTGGATATGGTATAAGTAAACTAGGGGGTAATGAAGTTGTACCGGAGGTTAAAGCTCAAGACAAAGATGTAAAGCCAACTGTAAAACCTAAAAAGAAAAAATCTTATGACCAAGCTTTTGAAGACAGAGGTGAGAGGTATAAGAACATGGATAAAGCATCTTATATAAAAGAAGCTAAACGCCAGAATGCAGTCTACAAGAAGACAGGTAAGTGGGATGTTAAAGATAGCTACGACTCTAGGCCAAAGGTAGAAAAAGTAAGTACTATAAAAACACAGCCAATTTCTCAAAAGAAAGTTGAGATTAAAACAAAGCTAGATCCTAAAGAATTACAAGCTCAAGTACCAAGCGGTAAAAAAACACCTGCAGCAAAACCAACCAAATCTCAAAAATTAAGAGCTAAAGGTAATGCAGTGTTAGCGGACAAGAGTCTTTCAACTGAAGATAAACAAAGAAAAGCTCAAAAACTTAGAAAGAGATACGATAAGACTGTAAAAAGAGAAGCTAAGAGAACAGCTAGAAAAGGGCGCAAAGTAAAGTATGATGAGGCTACAGGTACTGGAGGAAGTATTGCGGGTAACTTATTAAGAACAGTTACTGGAAAAAGAACAAGAGATAGAAAAAAAGCGCAAGCGAAAAAAGCTCAGAGCAAAGCGACAGGAAATAGCCGTCAGTCATCTAAAGCGATTGAACCAACTAAAGCACTATAACGCATGGCAACTAAAGGCTATAAAGCAAGACCAATAACAGCGAAGACTAAGGACTCCTCGAAGAGACCTGCCCCTTTTAAGCAGACTAAAGAAAAAAGCTTTGCTAATAAAGCAGGTCATCTTGCTCTTGACGTTTTGGGTTTTGTGGATGTCTGGGGAATAGGAAGTGCCGCTGATCTTATTAATGCTGGGTGGTATGCAGGCGAAGGAGATGGAACAAATGCCGCTCTGTCCACTGCTGCTGCTGTTCCATTTGGGGGCTGGGCAGCTGGAGCCGCTAAGCTTGGGCTTAAAGGGACAAAAGCTATGAAAGGAGCAAAAGCTGTAGACAAAACAGTTGAGTCTTATAAGAAAAGTAAGCTAATTAACAATAAAGGCAGTAAGTTTTTTCAACTTGATAAACCTAATAAGCTTGGGACGATTGAGCGAGCTTCAGGGACAGTGCTTGATGAAACAGGTGTTACTGCCGCTATTGATAAGATTGGTGAGGATGACGCAAAAAAAAGAAAGAAATAAAAGATGAAAAAGATTTGGGAATGGTTAACCGGTAATGTTATACGAGAAGTTGGTGACGTTATAGACAAGCTAACTACAACTAAAGAGGAAAAGCTTTTAATAAAAAAAGAAATACAGAAAATATTAGAAGACGCTGATACTAATGCTCAAAAGCAGGTTACTGCTCGTTGGGAATCAGATATGCAGTCAGATAGTTTCCTTTCAAAAAATATTCGACCAATGGTTCTTATATACTTAACCGTAATATTTACTGTTTGCGCGTTCTTTGATGGGAACATTGGGGAGTTTAAAATAGCTGAAGAATATATTCCTATATTTCAAACACTACTAGTTACCGCGTACGGCGCATATTTTGTTGGGCGTAGCTGGGAGAAGGGTAAATCAATATCTACCAAAAATACGTAATAAATAAACTAAGTATTAATAATTAAATAAAATTAAATCATGAGTAAAAAGTTAAAAGAAGGAGAACTTCAATCATTGCAAGATCACGTAAACAGATTAAATAACCTACAAATACAAATAGGTGGGTTAGAAGCGCAGAAACACGAGTTGTTACATTCAGTGGATAAAGCGAAGCAAGATCTTAGCGTTGTTCAAAAACAATTAGAAGATGAGTATGGCCAAGTATCTGTTGATATTAAAACAGGGGAAATAAAAGAGAATGAACCTGATACGAAAGATTAGTATTGGGAGAGACTATAAGAATGACGCCATGCACTATGCCATTGGGCAAGAAGTGTATGGTGGTCATACTATAGCTAATATAATAGAGGAAGATAATAAGTATTCTATATATATAAAGAAAGGGTCTGAGTTGTTACCGTGGAAAGACTTTAACAAAAATATGGCTATTGCTGTTGAATATGATTTGCAATATTAATGAAAGCTGTATATGATTTTATTATAGAGCCAGTTGATGGAAGATATAATAACAACAAGCGACTAGAAGAAGGAGATCTTATATTAAATACAGAAATGCAAAACCACAGTTACTCCAATAGAGTAGCGAAAGTTTTAGCAATACCATCTGAAATAAAAACAGATATTGTAGTTGGTGATGAGATCATTGTACACCACAATGTGTTTAGGCGTTTTAGAGACATTAGAGGCGTTGAAAAGAACAGTAGATCATATTATAAAGAAGATATATTTTTTGCGAGCGAGGACCAGGTTTACGCTGTTAAAACTTGCTGCGGATGGAGAGCATGCGAAGGTTACAACTTTGTAAAGCCTATTAAAGAAAAAAAAATGTTTTCTTTTAATTTTGAAAAAGAAGGAGTTGGCGTATTATATGCTGCTGACCCAAACTTAAATACAGTACAGCCTGGGGATCTTGTTGGATTTAAGCCAGGTGCTGAATATGAGTTTATAATAAGCGGGCAGAGGGTATACCGAGTTCCCACTAATTCAATTACAATTAAATATGAATATCAAGGAGACGAAGAAGAATATAATCCAAGCTGGGCACAAGGCAGTTGAGGAATTAATTAAAGTAGCAAAAGAAGCTATTGTAGATTCAGATGATGATATATCAGCTGACAGATTAAAAAACGCAGCAGCCACAAAAAAGCTAGCTATCTTTGACGCTTTTGAAATATTAAATAGAATACAGGACGAAGAAAACTTATTGGAAAATAAACCGAAAGAAGAAGTTCAAAAGAAAGCCTTTAGTGGGTTTGCAGAAAAAAGATCTAAATAATGTACGAACAATCATTATATAAGATCATAACGCCTGTAAAGCAGAATACGATTACAAGATTAAATAAATCCAAAAAATGGAAATACGGATATAACAAGGAGCATGATATCGTTGTTATAAGTAAAACCGGAAAAATTGGAGATATATATAATATACAAAACCTTAAGATAGCGCTACCCAAAGCCCCTAATAAGGTTGACAAAACGCAAGATAAATGGACTCCAGAAGAATTCCCCAAGGAACTTAAGAAAATACAGAGCGTTTTTGATTGGAGGGACTACCCTGAAGATTTTAAAGAAAAATGGGAACCATATATAGATGAACAATTTAGACTTAGAGAAGAAGGCCACTGGTTCAATAATAAGAATTTGGCTACTTACATTACTGGTACTCACTTTATGTACCTGCAGCACTCCAAAATTGACGTTGGGAAGCCAGACTTTCGGGAAGCAAATAGATTATTCTTCATCTTTTGGGAAGCATGCAAAGCAGATTCCAGGTCTTATGGAATGTGTTATCTTAAAAACCGTCGAAGCGGATTCTCATTTATGTCCTCAGCTGAGACAGTCAACTTGGCTACAATATCCTCGGATGCACGGTACGGCATATTGTCCAAATCTGGTTCCGATGCTAAAAAGATGTTCACAGATAAGGTGGTACCAATTTCCGTCAACTATCCCTTCTTTTTCAAGCCGATCCAGGACGGTATGGACAGGCCAAAGACCGAACTCGCATACCGTATCCCAGCCAGTAGACTCACTAGAAAGTCAATCCAAAGTAAAGGTGATCAGGAGTCGCTCGAGGGTCTTGATACGACGATCGACTGGAAGAATACCGGTGACAACTCCTACGATGGGGAGAAACTTAAACTCCTCGTCCACGATGAATCGGGGAAGTGGGAAAGGCCCGACAACATCCTCAACAACTGGAGGGTTACGAAAACAACATTAAGATTAGGTGCAAGAGTAATAGGCAAGTGTATGATGGGGTCCACCTCTAATGCGTTAGACAAAGGAGGAGAGAACTTTAAAAAATTATACAATGATTCAGATGTATCAAAGCGAAACCGTAATGGACAAACAAAGTCAGGACTCTATTCTTTGTTCATACCTATGGAATGGAATTACGAAGGATTCATTGATTCTTATGGCATGCCTGTCTTCGAAACCCCACAAAAAAGCTGCGTTGGCCCTTATGGAGACGCTATTGACGTTGGAGTAATAGAGCATTGGAATAATGAAGTAGATGGTTTAAAAGGGGATCAAGATGCTTTAAATGAATTTTATAGGCAATTTCCAAGAACAGAGGAACATGCTTTTAGAGATGAAACGAAAAACAGTATATTTAATTTAGTTAAAATATACGAACAAATAGATTATAACGAAGACTTAGGTAATACTAATGTACTAACTAAAGGTAACTTTCAGTGGGACAAAGGTATTAAAGACTCTAGAGTTATATTTACGCCAAACCCATCGGGTAGATTCAAGATATCTTGGGTACCTGGTTTAGATATTCAAAATAGACAAACAACAAAGAAAGGGTTAAAAAGTCCTGGTAATGAGCACATGGGTGCATTTGGTTGTGATAGTTATGATATATCCGGAACAACAGATGGACAAGGCTCCAAAGGTGCGTTACATGGATTAACTAAGTTTAGCATGGAAGATGCACCTGCTAATACGTTTTTTTTAGAATACATAGCTAGGCCACAGACCGCTGAAATGTTTTTTGAAGATGTATTAATGGCTTGTGTATTTTATGGCATGCCAATATTAGCTGAAAATAATAAGCCTAGATTGCTTTATTATTTTAAAAGAAGAGGATACAGGGGTTATTCAATGAATAGACCTGATAAAATTTGGAATAAGTTATCTGTAGCTGAAAGAGAAATAGGCGGTATGCCTAACTCTAGTGAAGATATAAAACAAGCGCACGCGGCAGCTATTGAATCATACATAGATAAGCACGTGGGCCTACTAGAAGATAACACTTATGGGACTATGTATTTTAATACAACATTAAATGAATGGTCTAGGTTCGATATAAATAAAAGAACAAAGTTTGATGCAGCGATAAGCTCAGGTTTAGCTATAATGGCTTGCAACAGACATTTGTATTATCCAAAACAGATTGCAGAGAAAACCAAAATAAATTTAAAAATAGCTAAATACACCAACGGCGGTGGTTTATCAAAATTAATAGAAAAATAAAAATATGGCTGAGTCAGTTATAACAAGTTATTTTCCGAGCCAAATAGCTAGCGATTCCGAAAAAATGTCCGAAGATTATGGACTAAAGATTGGTAGAGCTATAGAGAACGAATGGTTTAGTAGCGACAATGGAATAGGTAGATTTAAAAGTAATCAAAATACATTTCATAACTTAAGACTATACGCAAGAGGAGAGCAAGGCATACAGAAATATAAAGACGAACTATCTATAAACGGTGATTTGTCATACCTTAATTTAGATTGGAAGCCAGTTCCTATAATACCTAAGTTTGTAGATATAGTTGTAAACGGTATATCTGACAGGCTATTTGATATAAAAGCATACTCTCAAGATCCATATGGGGTTGAGAAAAGAACCAAATATATGGAATCTCTTATTAGAGATATGCAGACAAAGCAGCTTAACGAGTTTGTATCAAAAGAATTTGGTGTCAACTTGTTTGAAAATCCGCCAGAAATGCTGCCTTTAAATAAGGAAGAACTGGATCTGCATATGCAGTTATCCTACAAACAGCAGGTGGAGTTAGCTGAAGAGCAAGCGTTAAACGTTTTATTAGACGGTAATAAATATGATTTAATAAAAAGAAGATGCAATTATGATTTAACAACCATAGGTATTGGTGCTGTAAAAAACACATTTAGTAAATCAGAAGGAGCTAAAGTAGAATATGTAGACCCGGTAAATCTTGTTTGGTCACACACAGAGTCACCTTATTTTGATGACATATACTATGTAGGGGAAATAAAAAGCGTTCATATAAATGAATTAAAAAAGCAATTTCCTGAATTAACTAATGATGACTTAAAAGAAATAGCTGGACAAAGTTACAGAAACAACGGTTTTTACGATCGTACATTAACTAATTACAATGAAGACGACTCTAATACTGTTCAGATTCTATATTTTAATTATAAGACATTTAATAACGAAGTATACAAAGTTAAGGAAACAGCAACAGGAGCGGCAAAACTAATACCTAAAGATGATACATTTAATCCTCCGCCAGAAATGTATGAGGAATACGGGATACAAAAGCTATCACAATCATTAGAGGTACTTTATGAAGGAGTTAAAGTTCTTGGAGGTAGATTACTTAAATGGGAATTAGCTACAAATATGATTCGCCCAAAAAGCGATTATACGAAGGTTAAAATGAATTATAGTATAGTAGCACCTAGGATGTATAAAGGTCGCATAGAAAGCATCGTATCACGTATAACAGGGTTTGCGGATATGATTCAGCTTACGCACTTAAAGCTACAACAAGTAATGTCTAGAATGGTGCCAGATGGTGTTTATTTAGACGCCGACGGGTTAGCTGAAGTTGATTTAGGTAATGGTACAAATTACAATCCACAAGAAGCATTAAATATGTTTTTTCAAACTGGTTCTGTAATAGGTAGATCTTTCACTCAAGACGGAGATATGAATCCAGGTAAAGTTCCAATACAGGAAATAACAACTGGTGCTGGTGGTGGTAAAATGCAAAGCTTAATAGCAAACTACAACTACTATATGCAAATGATAAGAGATGTCACCGGCTTAAATGAAGCTAGAGACGGAAGTACTCCTGATAGCAGAGCATTAGTGGGTGTACAAAAAATGGCTGCAGCAAATTCAAATGTAGCGACTAGACATATATTAGATGGTAGTTTATTTTTAACTGCTGATTTGTGTGAAGGATTATCGTTGAGAATATCTGATATACTTGAATACTCTCCAACTAAAGAAGCATTTATTCATAAGCTAGGAAATCAGAATGTAGCTGTATTAGAAGAAATGGGTGATTTATATTTATATGATTTTGGTATATTTATTGAATTGCAACCAGATGAAGAAGAAAAAGCTGTATTAGAAAATAATATACAAGCGGCAGTTGTCGGTGGATTAATAGATTTATCAGACGCTATAGACTTAAGAGAGATTAAAAATCTAAAGTTAGCTAATCAATTGTTAAAGTTAAGGCAAAAAGCTAAAAGAGATAGAGATAAAACTACAAAAGAAGAGTTAATAAAAAAGCAAGCCGAAGCAAATGCGCAAGCCCAACAGGTTGCTGCTCAAGCGGAAGTTCAAAAAGGTCAAGCTTTAATACAACAAAAAATACAACTAGAACAAGCAAAAGCGCAAATAGATACTCAAAAGCTAATGCAAGAGGCAACTTTAAAGAAAGAGTTAATGCAGTTAGAGTTTGAAATGAACATGCGTCTCAAAGGTGTAGAAGTACAAGGTAAAAAATCTGAAATAGCAGAAAAAGAAGATCGCAAAGACGATAGGACTAAGATACAAGCTACACAACAAAGTGAATTAATAAATCAAAGAAAAAACGATTTACCCCCTAAAAACTTTGAATCTAGCGGAAACGATATACTTAGCGGGGATTTCGACTTAGGTTCCTTCGAGCCTAGGTAATAATAATAGTAATAATTATATAATATTTTATCATGTCAGAAGAACAAAAACAAGAAGCACCCGCGGTCGAGGAGACTACGGTGCAAGAATCAAAACCCGTGTCTATGGAAGATGGGGTTATTAAGGTTGATTTATCAGAATTAAATAAACCAAAAGAAGATGCCATTCCAGAACAAAAAACAGATGCAGGCGATGTTCCTGTCGAAAAACCCGCAGACCCGCCAAGTAGCGAAGACGTGGTTGAAGAAGTACGGGACACCAAACAAGATGAGGTCAAAGCCGTTCAGGCTGAAGAACCAGTAATCCAGGAAATAACCCAAGAAGAGGTTAAAGAGCAAGTTCAGGAGCTTGAGGAACAAATAGACCAAGCTGTTGTTGAAGAAGCGGTGGGTATTGAATTACCTGAAAATATTCAAAAAGTAGTAGACTTTGTAAATGAAACAGGGGGAACTCTACAGGATTATGTTAGATTGAATCAAGACTATGATTCATTAGATGAACAGCAATTACTACGTGAATATTATGAAACCTCTAAACCTCATTTAGATAGAGACGAAGTTAACTTCCTAATGGAAGATAATTTTTCTTATGATGAAGATGTAGATGAAGAGAGAGATATAAGAAAGAAAAAAATTGCCAGGAAAGAAGAACTTTCAAAGGCTAAAAAATATTTAGACGGTTTAAAGTCTGAATATTATGCAGAAATAAAAGGTGGTAGCAATCTAGCGCCTGAGCAGAAAAAAGCGATTGAATTTTTTAATCGTTATAAACAAGAAAACCAAGAGGCGACTAAAATAGCGGAAACTCAAGCGTCGGCATTTAATACAACAACGGAAAAACTTTTCTCCAACGATTTCAAAGGTTTTGATTTCAATTTAGGTGATAAAAAGTTTCGTTATAATGTAAAAAATGCTGATCAAATTAAAGACACCCAAAGTGATATTAATAATTTTGTCAAGAAGTTCTTGAATGATAAAAATGAAATGTCAGATGCTGCGGGATATCACAAGTCTTTATTTACAGCTATGAATCCCGATCAAATTGCAAATCACTTTTACGAACAAGGTAAAGCAGATGCAATGAAAAACAGTGTTGCTAAAGCCAAGAATATTGATATGGATCCGAGAGGGACTCATGAGAAAGTCAATATGCCTGGTGGAGTAACAGTGCGATCTCTTAAGTCAAGTTCCTCTAAGTTTGGAATAAAAAAAAGATAATTAAAACTTAAAATTAAAAATTATGGGATCATTTACAGGGAGTGCTGGAGCATTAGCTCACTTAACTCCTCGACCAACACAAACGTTGTTTAACGACAACTACTTGTCTTTATCAGACATGGATTTTACACAACAATTCTTACCAGAAGTATATGAGAAAGAAGTAGAAAGATACGGTAACCGTACTATCTCTGGTTTCTTAAGAATGGTAGGAGCGGAAATGCCTATGGCTTCTGACCAAGTAGTTTGGTCTGAACAAGGTAGATTACACGTAGCATACGACCCGTGTGTAACAACTGCAACAACAGTTGTAATACCAGCGGTTAGTGGAGCTTCACAAAACGTTATTGGCCCTGGTGCTACTATCGTAGTTTCTAATGCAGCAGGTACTGTAGTTGAAAAAGCATATGTTAAAGCTGTAGCAACTGCTGGAAACGGAGTAGCTACTTTAACAGTTGTAGGATACGCAGCACCAACTATTACAGCTCACTCATCAAATGCAAAAATATTTGTATATGGTTCTGAGTACGCAAAAGGAACTTCTAATGCAGGAACTTCTATTGATGCAGCTTTCGAGCAGTTCAATAACAAGCCAATCATACTTAGAGATAAGTACAATGTGAACGGTTCTGATACCGCTCAAATTGGATGGGTAGAAGTAACTACTGAAGTAGGAACATCTGGATATTTATGGTACTTAAAATCTGAGCACGAAGCTAGAATTCGTTTTGAAGATCAACTAGAAATGTCTATGATTGAAGCTGAAAAAGTATTTGCAGCTAACGGATCACCAAGCTTTATTGCTCCAGCAGCAGGTCTTGGCGGTGGTAGTCAACTTACAGGTTCTGACGGGCTATTTGCAGCGCTAGAATCAAGAGGACTAGTTTACGCAGGAGCTGATTTTGATGCAGCGAATGGCGCGGGATTAGTTGAGTTCGATACTATATTACAAGAGCTTGATAAGCAAGGAGCTATTGAAGAGAATATGATGTTCTTAGATAGAGCTACTGCACTAAGTATTGATAACATGTTAGCAGCACAAAATGCTTACGGAGCAAACGGTACATCTTACGGTGTGTTTGATAACTCTGAAGACATGGCTTTAAACTTAGGATTTAGCGGATTCCGTAGAGGATCTTACGACTTTTACAAGACTGACTGGAAATACTTAAACGACGCTACTACTCGTGGATTAGTTGGAGATATTGAAGGTGTTATTGTACCAGCTGGAACTTCTACTGTATACGACCAAGCTTTAGGACAGAATATTTCAAGACCTTTCTTACACATCCGTTACAGAGCTTCTGAAGCAGATGATAGAAAAATGAAGTCTTGGATCACTGGATCTGTAGGTGGAAACTATACTAGCGACGAAGATGCAATGAACGTTCACTTCTTATCAGAAAGATGTTTATGTGTACAAGCCGCTAACAACTTCGTATTATTGAAAAAATCATAATACACCAATGTAATTGTTACCCTCGTTATATTGACGGGGGTAATTATTACTTTTATAAACTATTTAATCATATTATATCATGGCTAAAAAAGCTACAGCAGAAAATATTGAGGTTGCACCTCAGCAGAAAGCCGTTGTACAGGCAAAAAAAGTACCAACATTTGAATACAAAGATAGAAATTATTATATATCTACAGGTAAATCACCTCTAATATATGTTATGCAAAGTAAGCATAGTAGAGCGAAACCTTTATTATGGTTTGATCCAGAGTTAAAATACTCAAGAGAGATAAGATATGCTACAAACATGCGTAGTCCATTATTGGATGAGCAGAAAGGGGAGGCTACATTAGGTAGAATAGTTTTTAGAAACGGAACATTAACTGTCCCAAAAGAAAATGTTGCATTACAAAAATTATTATCAATATATCATCCAAACAAGGATAAGGTATATAAGGAATTAGATAAAGTGGAAGATTCTGTTAACCATTTACAATGGATTGAACTTGAATTAGAGGCTTTAACCTTTGCAAAAACAATAGAGATTGATCAAGCAGAGGCAATATTAAGATCTGAAATGGGAGAAAGTGTTACAAATCTTTCATCCAGCGAATTAAAAAGAGATTTAATGATCTTCGCTAAAAATAATCCTGTCTTGTTTCTTGAGTTATCACAAGATGAAACCGTGGAACTAAGAAATACAGGAGCAAAAGCTGTGGAAGCAGGGATATTAAAGTTATCCGGTGACCAAAGAACATTTACATACGGCGAAGGAAACAGAAAACTTATGACGGTTCCTTTTGATGAACATCCATATTCAGCGTTAGCTGCTTACTTTAAGACAGATGACGGAATGGAAGTTTATAAAACAATTTTAAAAAGACTTAAATAGTCACCTATAGTGGTTAGGCCATCTTAAGGGTGGCCTAATTATTATAAATAACATAAATTATGGCTGTAAGCGTAGATACTGTTTATCAAAGAGTATTAGGAATACTTAATAAAGAACAACGAGGGTATGTCACGCCTCAAGAATTTGACTTGTTCGCAAATCAAGCACAGAGCGATTTGTTTGAGCAATATTTTTACGACATTAATCAATTTGGAAGAATACCAGGTAATGATACTGAATACTCAGACATGCTAACTCTTCTAAATGAAAAAATAAACATTTTTGAAACAGTCGCGCCTCCTACGAGGAACTCTGCAAACACTCACTTCATTCAACCAGCCAATCTATATAGGCTAGGATCTGTTGTTTACAAGAACACTACTACAAACCCTTTTGGAGTATCTTCAACAGAACAAATAGAAGCGGAAAGAATTAACTCTAACGAGTTTTTATATATAAATTCTTCACCTCTTACAAAACCAACAAACACTCGTCCTGTATTTATTTCTAATGCAAGTGGTATAAAAGTTTACGGAGCATCAGAAGTTGTTCTGCCCGCATTAGTAGACTACCAATACATAAGAAAACCAGCAACAGTGCAATGGGGATATCAAATAGTATTTAACGAGGCTTTATATGACGCCACTAGTACTGTTAATTTTGAATTGCACCCATCTGAAGAATCTGAATTAGTTATTAAAATATTAGAACTTTGCGGTATACTTATAAAAGATCTAAGCTTGTATCAAGTATTTGATAAAGAAGAGCAAGAAACAATTCAACAACAAAAATCATAACGCATGAGTTTAATAAATCAAACAGACGAACAATACTACTTAGGCCCAGATGGAGTTTGGAATAGTTGGGATGAGAATTATGGCAATTACCAATTCGTAAGCATAAAGGATATAATAAATAATTTCATTATATCATACGTAGGTGAGGGTAAAATTATTAGTAAGCTTAAAAGAACAGATGTTGCTTTTCATGCACAAAGAGGTATACAAGAATTTAGTTTTGATATCTTGCCTTCCATGAAATCGCAAGAGATAGAAATTGGACCAAACTTAAATTTTATATTACCAAAAGATTATGTTAACTACGTAAAGCTTACGTGGGTTGACAGCCAAGGTATTGAAAGAATAATATACCCAGCTTATAAAACATCTAACCCATTACCTATAGCGCAAGATAGCGATTATGAATATTTATTTGACGAACAATCACAACAAATAATCACAGCTGAAGAATCTGAAACTAGAAAAAAATTTCAATCCAGTAGTACTGCGCAGGGCCAAAACCTAAACAATGTAAATAACCCTACCGTCTTAGCCGCTAATAGCTTTGGTAGAAGATACGGTTTAAACCCTGAGAATGCTCAAGCTAATGGCGTATTCTATATAGATCAAATATCTGGAATAATATATTTTGGATCTGACTTTGCAAACAGAATTGTAACATTAAAGTACATATCCGATGGGATCGGTTGCTCTGATGATGAAATGACTGTACATAAGTTTGCCGAGGAAGCTATATACAAATACATAGCTCACGCAGTTTTAGCTACAAGAGCAAACACTCCTGAGTATCTGGTAAGTAGGTTTAAAAGAGAACTAGCGGCTGCTAGAAGAAATTCAAAGCTAAGGTTATCAAATATTAAAATAGAGGAAATTACACAAGTAATGCGTAATAAGTCCAAAATCATAAAACACTAATATATGCAGTTTGTACACGTTTTCCAAAAAGGAAAAATGAACAAGGATCTTGACGAAAGACTTGTTCCAAATGGTGAATATCGAGATGCTTTAAATTTAGATTTAGCGGATTCTCAGAATGGAAACATGGGTTCTTTGCAAAACGTAAAAGGTACAATAGAGCTTAGAAGTAAAGCTGGATTGTCGGCTGTTTGGACAGATAACTACATAGATGGTTTAACAAACCCCGAGTGCATAGGTACATTCAGAGATGACTTAAATGAAAAAATATATTGGTTTATAACATCTTCAGGTAATGCAAAAGGAGCTATTAGTATTATAGCTGAGTACGATCAAACTTCAAATACAGTTTCGCCAATATTAGTAGACAAGCAAGGAATACTTAAATTTAGTAGATCCTACTTAATAACAGGTATAAATATTTTAGGGGGTATGTTGTTTTGGACAGATAACCAAACAGAACCTAAAAAAATAAATATTGAAAAATTTAAAACTGGTTCTACTGATTTTGATACTCATACAAAAATACCTACATACATTCCAAACACTCCAGACAACCAACCACAGTATGAGGTTAATCTAACTGGAACTCCTGATTTTACAGAAGCTGATATAACTGTTATAAAAAAATCCCCTTTAGCTTCCCCTTCTATAGTGACTAGCCCTAGTAAATTTGGGCCAAATGTTCCAGGAACAGGCATCGCTCCTGTTACAACATCAATGACTTTAGCCTCTATGGTTAACTTTACTTACGTAAACGATGCAACCAACCTGCCTGATACAAGGGTTTCTTTAGACACTTATGGTGAATGGTTAGCTAACACCGAATCAGATCCTGATTTTTACGACGATACATCTATCCCTAACTGGAATGGTACCGTATCTTTTAACATTAGCACAGCTCCCCCTGCTGGTACATGGGGCGCAGGCTCTATCATGCGTTTAGAAACAGATTATACAACGGAATTTTATGTAAATTATCATTATGAGATAACCATTAAAATAGATTCAGTAGTAGGTAATGTTGTTACAGGTAAAATACAAGCTATTTCTGAGAACATAGAAACGTTTTTGGATAGTGATTTAGATATAATTGTACTAACATGGGAAGGCCTAATAGTTGAGGAAGCTCCTATGTTCGAATATGTTTTCCCTAGATTTGCATATAGATGGAAGTACATAGATAATGAATATTCTACATTTTCGCCTTTCTCTGAAGTGGCTTTTGAAGGAGGTAAATTTGAATATGTATCTTCTGATGGTTACAATATAGGTATGACCAACAACATAAGACAATTAACTGTAGGCAATATTTCTTGGGGATCAGAAGAAGTACAGGAGGTAGATATTCTTTATAAAGAATCAAATAGCACAGCTGTATATACAGTAGAAACTTTAAAAAGATCAGATTTTTCCACACTTCCAAGCACTTTTGACGTAGAAACAGAATTAATTGGAGCAATAGTGCAATCTAATCAATTACTACGACCGTGGGATAACGTGCCTAGAGCGGCAAAAGCACAAGAGGTTATAGGCAATAGAATTGTTTACGGAAACTATTTGCAAAATTATAATGTAGAAACAATTTCTTTAGATCTTACCAATACACCTAATAATCATGAATCCGTAGCGGATCTTACAAAAATAGGAGTGCCTAACCAATCTGTAAAATCTATAAGAACTTACCAAGCGGGTATAGTTTTTGCTGATAAGTATGGTAGAGAGACGCCCGTATTTTCAAGTAAGTCATCTAGTACAAAAGTAGATATTGAAAACTCTGACAAAGCTAATAAGCTATCTGTCACACCTTCTGGTACACCGCCTGATTTTGCAACACATTATAAATTTTTTATAAAAGAAAATTCAAACGAATATTACAATTTAGCTTTAGACAAATTTTACAACGCTGAAGACGGGAATGTTTGGCTTTCTTTTCCTTCCTCGGAAAGAAATAAGGTTGATATAGAAACGTATCTAATCTTGAAGAAGCAACATGACACTAATGTTTCTGTAAAGGAATTAAATAGATATAAGATATTAGATATTGAGTCAGAAGCTCCAGAATTTATATCTACTTTTGATGAAGTGATTTCAACAACTGCAGTAGAGCTATTAGCCTCTGTTGATATTGGATTTTTGTCTATTAAATTTAAAGGGCCTTCCTCAACAAAAAACCCACAATTTGCTCCAAACCTAGCGGGTAACAGAGTTAGGTTTACATTCGGAGGTGGAACATCTTTGCAGTATGGAGTTGTGAGCGCTACGCCATCAAATCCAAGCAATGATGACTTTGACTACGATGTGATACTAGACGCACCTTTAGGGCCTGATGCTACATTCATGGAAAGTATAGGCGTTGGTACCTCTTTTAATATAACAATAATACAGGACGAAATTCTAAATAAACCAGAATTTGAAGGTAGATTTTTTGTGAAAATAAGTAGAGACCTGTCTTTTGATACCAATATTATAGCTCCTTTTGCAGCTATGGAAACATCTTATGGTATAATAGATGTGTTTTATCCTGATTATGGGTGGGCTGAGAGGAACCACCCTGAAACACCTATTGGTTATGCTTACGCGGATGGTGGTAGCGATTTTGATGAATGTACATTTAGCGGAGACCATAGATCAAGACTAAAATTAAGTGGATGGGACAAAGGAATAGGATACTATATTACACAAACACCAGACCCACTTATACAAGAGTATTTTCCTAATTACCAACCACCTACTAAAGGCAGTACTGATTTTGGAATTGTAAGTATGAGGAGAGGTGTGAACAGCTTCGTGGATAGAATCTTTGGGCATGTCCTTAGTCAAAACTTTGTACAGGATACAGGTTCTGGCGTATCTCCAAATGGGCTTGTATCTACCGGGGCTGAGATTCGTTTTCAGTGTCAAGGTAATGGGCCAGATTCAGGAAGGTATTCTCAAATATATAAAATAAATTTTGCATTAGGACAATGGTCACATAGAGGAGGTAGAGTACAGCAGTGGAGTTGCTCTCCACAAGGCGCGTCTGAAAACCAACGATATGCAATATTTATAAGATTAAATAAACCCATTACAGAGGACTGGATGCCTTCTGCTAATCAATGGACAAAGCTAGAAGCTAACTTGCCTACCTTGCAGGTGGTACAACCTATAATATCAAACAGCAATAAGCTATTAAGCTCTACTAATCCAGCTATATTTGAAACAGAACCAAAAGAAAAAGTTGATTTAGATATTTACTACGAAGCTAGCGACTCTTTACCTATATCTAATTTTAATACAGCTGATCAATCTGTGGAATGGTTTAACTGCTATTCTTACGGGCAAGGCGTTGAGTCAAATAGGATTAGAGATGATTATAACGCTGTCACTATTGACAAAGGTGTTAAAGCCTCTACTGTGCTCGATGAGCCCTATGCTGCAGAAAGAAGAGCTAGTGGATTTATATTTTCCCAAATATTTAATTCTACATCGGGTATTAACAGATTAAATCAATTTATACAAGCAGAGCCAATAACGAAGGATCTAAACCCTATACATGGATCTATACAAAAGTTACACGCTCGCGATACTGATTTAATTACTCTATGTGAGGACAAGTGTTTTAGAGTGCTGGCAAATAAGGATGCTCTTTTTAACGCAGACGGAAACACAAACTTAACAGGCAACAGAGCTGTATTAGGACAAACCGTACCTTATGCTGGAAACTTTGGTATATCTACCAACCCTGAATCGTTTGCTGATTTTGGTTTTAGATTATATTTTTCAGATAAGAATAGAGGCGCTGTAATAAGATTATCTAGAGACGGTATAACTGAGATATCAACTTATGGTATGGGGGATTTCTTTAGTGATAACTTAAGATCATCTACTGTAATAAAAGGTAGTTATGATGAAGATAAAGGCTTATACAATTTATCTTTAAATAAATTAACTGATGAATGGGAAGAAAAACTAAGCACAGATCAAGCCTATAACTTAACAGCGGAATGCGATAATCCAGCATCTGCAACAGAGAAAGTGAGTGCAACAACTTTATCGTTTAAAGAAACTGTTAATGGGTGGACTAGTAGAAAAAGTTTTTTACCTGAGGAGGGTATATCTTTAAATAATATTTATTATACATTTAAAAATGGATTACTGTGGCAGCACAATGCAAATCCGGTGTATAACAATTTTTATGGCACTCAATACTTTAGCACTTTTAATCTTCTTGTAAATGAAGCGCCACAAGCGGTAAAAGGATTTACGGCTTTAAACTATTCAGGTACAGCTTCAAGAGAGATAGAATATCAATACGGAAATAAGTGGTACTCTATTGCTGAGGTTAATGCTAATCAAATATTACCTACTGCTTCACAAATTAAAAGAGAAGGTTGGTACACCAACTTTATTAGAACAAATTTAGAGGCTGGTGAAATAAAGGAATTCGAAAACAAAGAAGG